CTGCTACACTGTTTGAACCTGCTGTTGACCAACGAGCATCTGCAAATAGTACACCGTTTTCAGTAGTTTGATCTGCTGTGTCTAGTGCTACCCACTGATCTGTTGCCCATCTGTAAATTTTTGGATAGTTTTCTAAATCAGCAGTGCTAATCCAGATATCATTATCAACCAATGGACTTTTACCAGCATCATTTTGTGTTAATGGTTCACTTGCTGCAACAATTGGTCCTGTTGCATTAGTATTTGCATACACATTATGATAACCTTTCCATGTAGTACCATCGTGTGCCATCATGTCTACTTCGTCTACAATTGAATTGTACCATAGTGTGCCATCTGCTGTAAGTGCTTTTGGTGCTGTAGCTGACGCAGTATATGTTAGTACCTTCCAATTCGAAGCAATAAAGTATACAGTTGATCCATCATCAAAGTTATCATACAAGTTATCAGTTGTACCTGGTACAAAACCTGCTGACTGTAGGATATTATCATGATCTCTAAAGCGTATTTCGCCACCTAATGCGTGTGTAATAACAACTCTGTTTTGCGAATCAACACTTGCAGTTACGTTAGTTAGTCCAGCACCGTTGATTCCTGATGCAAGTGTTTCTGCATCTGTTGCGTCATTTGCAAAAGGAACAGCAAAAGTAACTTCAGACCATGCTGTTAAACCAGCTTGCCCTTTTACACTTTCTTGTATTTCAAAGCGTCCTGCTGATGCTGGAATACTTGCACTAATAACATTACCTGTTACTGTTGTAGCACCTGCTGCAACTCTTGCCATGATTTTAAAGTTTGCTTCAGTTTGTGCAACTTCACCTACATTATACTGTACATATGTTGTACCTGCTGCTAGGTTAGCACCGCCACCTGCTTTGTCCATATTAAACAATGCTGAGTGGTTATCTGCATATAATGGTGCAGCTGAATCTGCCCATAGTTGTGTAGTTGCATTATACTTCTTGACTGCCCATTTTGCACCACTGTTTGGTTCAGTTGTTTTAACCCAAATTGATCCTGTTGGACGTGGTGTAGTATCAGCTGTTTTCCACTCTGGAACACTTGTATGTGGAGCAACATTTACTGCTGGTGCAGCGTGTGTTCCTACAAGTCCTAGTGTAGCAGCCGATGTGCCTGATGTATCTGCAATTGTTACAGCAGCGCCTGTAGAATAAATTTCTAATACGCCGTTAACTGATGCAGCACTAATGCCATCAATTGACAAACCATTAATGTCAGTTGCTAGGCTTGTTGCCGTTGTGCCTGATGTTGTTACAGGTACAGTATTAATTGTAAACGTATCACCTGCTGTATGTGCTGATGCTGTTGCTGTTACAGCAGCATGGCTATTTTGCCAATCATCTGTTCCAACTTCAACCCAAGTACCAGATGCATTTCTGTACCATAGTTTGTTAAGTGTGCTTACTGCAACAATAGCATAGTCGCCCACAGCACCAACTGATCCTTTTGGAGCGCCTGGTGCACTTGCTGAACCAGTAACTTTTGAAACTTCAGTAATTACAATTGGTGTTTTTACATTAAATGACTGGCCGCCTGTTGTTGCTTTAGGTGCACCATTCCACTCAAAAATACCAAACTTAGTATTTGTAGTGTCAAACCACCATGTGCCGTCTGCCGGAGCTGCACCTGGTGCATTAGCACTTGCTTCTAGTTCGCCTAAATCTATATCTGCACGGACTACCCATGCTCTGTTTGCAACACCTAAGAATGAGTATGCTGCTTGTAATCCATATTCGTTCAGCTCGCCGCCGTGAATTGGATTATTACCTGTATCGGTATAAAATAGTGGATCTCCAAAGGTATCTGCAAGATCTCTCTGGCTTGTAATTAAATAAGCCTTTCCAGAATTTGCTTTTAAAGTACCTTGCGCAACACCAGTGCCACCTGCATTGGTTTTATTTTGCTTGGATGCCACGAAAATCATTGGTACGGTGCCCGGTTCTGCTGGTGTATAGAACGATTCGTCTATTACCTTAACCTCTACACCTGGTGATGTTAATGCCATTGCGTTATCTCCTTGAAAGTAAACTTTGCTAAATGTATTTAGCCAAGTGCTGTTAAAATATACCTATTATACACTATAAAAAGGGGAGCAAAAGGTGTAAATACTGTATGAGACCACTTTGTATATGCGGATTGCGACCTGCTGCTGTAAATTATAAAAAAGATAATAAAACCTATTATAGGAAAAAGTGTGAAATTTGTAATAAGCACGGAGGAACCGGACATGGTATACCTAAATGGAAAATGCGTGGGTATACAAAAAAAGACACATGTGAGAAATGCGGCTTCGGTAGTAAAAATCCAGAACAGTTTAATGTCTATCATATAGATGGAAATTTAGATAATTGCAAGTATAACAATCTAAAAACAATTTGTGCTAACTGTCAACGTGTTTTACAAAAAGAAGGAATTAAATGGAAACAAGGCGACTTAATAGCAGATTTTTAGGTTGACTTTTTCTGTAGTTTTGCTATAATATAGAGAATTACAGGAGCCACTATGATAGATTACAAATTTAACGAAAAAACCTATATTGATGAATTTCAAACATATATTGATAGTACATATCAAGGACATTATGCTACTAATAAATTTCAATCAACTGAAGTAATTATTGAAAGGGGACATGGTACTGGATTCTGTATGGGCAATGTTGACAAGTACTCTAATCGATATGGTAAAAAAGGTTCTAAGGATGATGCAAGAAAAGACCTAATGAAAGTCTTGCACTATGCACTTATTCAGTTGTATATACACGACAACGATCTTTAGCCTATTGTAAAAGAATAACCTGTACCACCTGCTACTGCTAGTGCTACTTCTTGTTCCAATTTATCTAATTCGCCTTGAGCTTCTGCTTTTAGTGCATCACCGTTAAGTGTTGATCCGCCTTGTGGTCCAGCAATAGTAGCAAATTTACTACGTGCTTCACCTAACATATATTTGCATGTAGCAAGTGTATAACTTTTAATCCATTGTATTGACATGTAATCGTCTATAAGCTGCTCATCGCCTCTATAATTATAAACATACAACATTAGATTTTCTTGTGCTCTAGGACGTTGTAAGATTGTTAATTTTTTAGATTGAGAATTCCATTTAAATTCAATAAAAGACCCGAACATACGTCCAACTAGCTCTTGATATTGACTAAACATATCGTATGTTGCTAATCCGCCCATATTAGAACTTGCTAAAAGATAGGTATTAGTATAAGCCATATTAAATGGTTCAAATAATGTACCACCATCACCGCCGCCTGTACGTGAACCAATTGAACGTCTAAAGATTTGACGCACTTCTACCACTTCTTGGGGTAATATGTATTCGTTCTGATCTTTAACAGTAGGTAGAAACATGTAAGACTCTTCAACAGAATGATCACTACGCTGTCTAAAACGTGTTAATGCAGTTTTTAGTGCAGTTTCATAATGTATTGGATCGAGTTCTACATCAACCATGCCTCCACCTAACATAGCGTAAACATAATCATATATCTCTTTTTTCTTAGTTGTAATTGAGGCCATAAATATTCTCCACATTGTATTTATCTTACGCTAAATATACATATGCCAAGAATAAGTTTATACAAACCAGAAAAAGGCAAGGATTTTTACTTCCTTGATAACACTATCGGAGAAATGTTTACCGTTGGTGGAACTGATGTTCATGTACACAAATACATAGGACCAGAAAATACATCAGAGGAAGCAAGTACAGCTGATAGACCTCAATATGATGCTGTTAAAGAAACTAATATTCAAGACTTGTTATTTTTAGAAAATAGAGATAGAAAGTACGATCCTGATGTATACAGTATTAGAGGCATTTATAATGTACAAGACATAGATTTTGATCTAAGTCAATTTGGTTTATTTTTACAAAACGATACATTGTTTATGACTGTGCATATTTCTAGCAGTGTAAAGTCAATTGGTCGAAAACTTATGTCAGGTGATGTTATTGAATTACCTCATCTAAAAGATGAATATGCACTCAATGATTTTGATGTAGCATTGAAGAGATTCTATGTCATAGACGAAGTAAGTAGAGCTGCTGAAGGTTTTTCTCAGACTTGGTATCCGCATTTATATAGATTAAAATTAAAACAAATTTATGACGGACAAGAATTTAAAGAAATATTGGATCTTCCAGCAAGTGAAGATAGTGATAACACTTTACGTGATGTTTTAAGTACGTTCGAAAAAGAAATGCAAATAAATGAAGCAGTCGTACAACAAGCTGAAGCAGATAGTCCACTTAGTGGTTATGAAACAAGTCATTTATATACTAGAAAAGTTGCAGAAGATGGCACAAATGTAATTGAACAAAGTTTTCCATCTGATGTACCTGAAGTAGTTTCTGAGCGTATTACAGAAGAAGGTGTTAAAGACGACTATGACGGATACCTTATAGGTGATGGTCTAGCACCTGATGGAGAAACGTTTGGGTTTGGTATTAATTTTCCATTAAATGCTGCTACCGGAGATTATTTTTTGCGCAATGACTTTTTACCAAATAAACTGTTTAGATATAATGGATCTAAATGGGTTAGACAAGAAGATAGTGTACGAATGACATTATCAAACACTAATTTGCGTCAAACACAAAAAACATCATTTATTAACAACACAAATACAAGTACAATAGGTGGCGATGTTATAGAAGAAAGACAATCACTAAGTAAAGCACTTAGACCTAAGGCGGACAATTAATGCAGCATTTTTATGACGGACAAATAAGACGTTATCTTACACAAATTATTCGTTTAATGAGTAATTTTCAATATCAAGATAACAAAGGACAGTTTACAAGTATTCCTGTCATGTACGGCGATATGACTAGACAAGTATCTAGCCTGTTAAGAGACAATTCAGAAAATAAAGTACCTAGTGCGCCTAGAATGGCTGTATATATTACCGGTCTTGAAATGGATAGATCAAGAACAAGTGATCAAAGCTATGTTAGTAAAGTAAATGTACGTGAAAGAGAATACGATCCTGCTACAAATACTTACGGAGATGAGCAAGGAAATGCATATACTGTAGAACGCATTATGCCTGTACCTTATATACTAAGTGTAAACGTCGATATTTGGAGTACAAATACTGATCAAAAATTACAAATAATGGAGCAAATATTATGTTTGTTTAATCCAAGTTTAGAGATACAAACTACTGATAACTACGTAGATTGGACAAGTTTAAGTGTAGTGCATTTAGAAAATATTAACTGGAGTAATAGATCTATACCTGTAGGAATAGATAGTGAAATAGATGTAGGTTCTATTAGCTTTACAACTCCGGTGTTTATTAGCCCGCCTGCTAAAGTTAAAAGACTCGGTGTAATTACAAATATTATTACAAGTATATTTAATGAAGAGGCAGGAGTTATTGATTTCGGTGAAGCACGACCTACGTTAGATGCTTATCAAAACAATCCGTTAGCTGCAACAAGCGAAAATAGGAACGGGGAAGATCGTAAAGCTATAAGAGGCGATACTGATGCCATGGCAAATGTAAATTATAATAATTACAATATTGTTGTACTAAACAATACTGCTTTAATAGTAGAAGGAGCAACAGTAGGCGAAATAGATTGGCAACCTATGTTTGAACAATTTGCAGGTCCATATAGAGCAGGAATTAGTAAACTATTTTTACGTAGATCTGATATAGATGGTGATGTAGTTGCAACTTTTACATTAGATGCAACAAATACCAAACGTTTAATATTAGATTTTGACGAAGATACAGTTCCTACAGATAGTATCATTACTAGTCCACTGCAAACTAAGTCAAAAATAGACTATATTATAGATCCTTCAAATTATGATCCAACAGCAATCAAATCAAGTGGCGTTAGATTATTACTTTTATCAGCAATAGGACCTCATACAGGAGGTGAAGGGCCAAGTGCATGGCAAAATACGGATAGCTCTTATCTTACTGCAAATGCAAACGATATTGTTGAATGGAACGGATCGAGCTGGAGTGTTGTTTTTGACTCTACTACAACATCTGAACTAACATATACCTCAAACTTAAATACTGGTGTTCAATACAAGTATAACGGAGTAGAATGGGTTAAATCCTTTGAAGGAGAATACCAGGTTGGCACCTGGAGAATTGTACTTTAAAATATATACTATATGAAAGCAGATATAGTATGTAGCGGAGCCTTAATTTTTGCCAAAGAAACAGAAAGATTTTTACTTTTGCATAGAGCAAATGGTAAAAAGAACAATCTTTGGGGACTAGTAGGTGGCGGTAATGAAGCTGGAGAAACACCGTTTGAAGGCTTAAAACGTGAAATAATAGAAGAAATAGGCGAAATGCCAAATATAAGGAAAACTATTCCTTTAGAAAGTTTTGTTAGTAATGACGAACATTTTCATTTTCACACCTATTTGTGCGTAATAAATGAAGAATTTATACCTAATTTAAACAGTGAACATGATGGTTATGCATGGGTATCTTTTGGTATGTGGCCTAAGCCATTACACCATGGCCTTAGAAATACACTTCAAAGTAAAGTAAACCAAACAAAATTACGCACTGTATTTCAAGTAATATCTTTACTTGACGAATCTTAATAAGAATGTTATAATTAACCATGTCAAAAGTATTAGTTTTAGGTGATGTTATAATCGACAAATATGTTTATGGTACTAGTTCTCGAATTAGTCCAGAAGCACCTGTTCCTGTAATTACATATTCAGAAGAAAAAGAGACATTAGGTGGTGCAGGACTTGTTTACGAAAATCTTAAAAGCCTAGGTGTAGATGTTACATTGTTCGAGACCGGTCAGCCGCACAGTATAAAGACACGCATTATATGTGACGGGCATTATATTACACGAATAGACAATGATAAAGATGCAAAATCAAATGTAGTATTAGATGAAGTATTATGTAGTAATTTTTCAGAATATGATTATGTAATATTGAGCGATTATGACAAAGGTGCACTAGACAATGCAAAACAAATTATTGCACACATTAACAGTCAAGGTCCTAAAGTAATTGTAGACCCAAAACGATATGCACACGAGTACGAAGGTGCTTGGCTAGTAAAGCCCAACAACAGTGAATATACCAAGTTTGAGTTTGACGAATGGCAAGGCAACATTATTACCACAGACGCAGGTCACAGTGTAAGTGCTACAATAGACGATATTGAATATACAATTCCTGTAGAACCAGTAGAAGTATCAGATGTTACTGGAGCTGGAGATTGTTTTATGGCTGCATTTGTATACGGGTTAACAAAAAATTATGATTACAAAAAATGTTTAAAACTAGCAGTGTTAGGATCTACTGAAAGTGTAAAACATAGTGGTACATACATACTAAAAGAAACAGATTTACAAAAACGTATAATTTTTACAAATGGCTGTTTTGATATTCTACACAAAGGCCATTTAACATTGTTAAAAAAGGCACGTAGTTTAGGAGATAAATTAATTGTAGGTTTAAACACTGATAACAGTGTTAAGAAACTAAAAGGTCCTAGTCGTCCAATAAATGATGAGCAAACAAGACTAGAACAATTAGAAATTTTAGACTGGGTAGATGAAGTTATATTGTTTGATGACAAAACTCCATATAATTTAATAAAAAATCTAAAACCCGACCTTATTGTAAAGGGCGGAGACTACAAGGTTGACGAAATTGTAGGGCATGATTTAGCACCTGTGCATATTATACCTACTGTTCAAGGATATTCAACTACAAATATTATAGAGAATACAAATGAAAATACTAATTACAGGCTATAAAGGATTTATAGCACAAAATTTAGGTAGATATTTACATTCACAAGGCCATGAAGTAGAAGGCTTTGACTGGATTACAAATACCTTACCGGCTGTTGATTTTTACGATCAAATTATTCATCTAGGTGCAATTAGTGAAACAACTTGTACTGACGTTGAAGCAGTGATGGAGCAAAATTTAGACTTTTCTACAAGGTTGTTAGGACTATGCGAAAATTACGGAACAAATTTAATGTATGCTTCTAGTGCAAGTGTATATGGTCCTTTGAAAGACTGTAAAGAAACATCACCCTGTTTACCTAAATCGCCCTATGCATGGTCGAAATACCTGTTTGATAGAATTGTTACTTCAGCAGATGTATCCGAGTTTGGGTGTAGGGTACAAGGTTTTAGGTATTTTAATGTTTTTGGTGAGTATGAAGACCATAAAGGATCGCAGGCTAGTATTTTTCACCAATTTCGTAAACAAGCATTTAATGGATCTATACAACCTTTTCAAAATTCTGACAATTATTACCGTGATTTTATATATGTTGGTGATATTTGTAAAATTACCGAAAAATTCTTAGATATTGACGAAAGTGGTATATGGAATATAGGTAGTGGTCATGCAGAAAGTATCGGCGCAGTGGCAAAATTCATGTCCGAGCGCATGGGAGTACCTATAAAAGAAGTAGAAATGCCAACATCACTGCATGGTCAGTACCAAGAATACACTTGCAGTGACAATACTAAACTTTTAAACACAATTGGTGACTTTAAATTCACTACACCTTATGAATGGATGGAAAATGGTAACAAGACTTGAAGGAAAAGTAGAAAAAGGATGGGGTTTTGAACTAATCTGGGCTACAAATGAAAAATATTGTGGTAAAATCATGGTTTTTGAGAAGGTTGGTGCTAAATTCTCTATGCATTTTCACAAAGAGAAGGACGAAACATGGTTTGTTAATAACGGCCGCTTTATTGTTCGCTGGATTGACACAAAAACTGCAAAAATGAATATGCAAGAGCTTAAAGAAGGCGATGTCTGGCATAATCCGCCTTTACAACCACACCAACTTGAATGTATACAAGCAGGAAGTTCAATTACCGAAGTATCAACTCCAGATTCTGTTGAAGATAACTATAGAGTGTTTCCAGGAGATAGCCAAACTGCTACGCCTGAGCTTCTCCCCACTTCAGAATAACATTTCCTTCAATTGGTGCACCACTTGTCTTACGTATATTAATAGCTAACACGTCAGGACCGTTTGGAAACGTTCCTCTACCACCTAAACTTGTGTTTGTAAGTTCTTTAATCGGTGAAAGATCTAGTTCTGAACGTTCTCCCGGAACAGCAATAAACTTAAAGATAGTTTCTCCAGGTTTGGCAAAAGCCGCCGCAGTAAGATCAAATGTAACACTGTCTCCTGCGGTAAAGGAAGCAAACGAGGCCTGGTTAAGTGTAACTTTTGAATAAAGAGTACCACCTAGTTCAATTGATTCTACGCTAGATACAATTGTACCAGCAGGGAAGTTTGTATCACTTACTGCAACAGGAGTACCAGTTGTTGCACCTGTAGCTAAAAAGTTTGATTCTGTGAATAATAATGTTGTCGTTACTCCATCAGGTGCAGGATATGTAAGCGTTGCTGTAAAGCCATAAGCATAACCTCTTTGTAGCCTTTGGTTTAAATTAAGTCTATCAGCTCGTTGGTAGCCGCTACCAAACCATATGTTTTGGTTGTTTCGATTTACACTATTTATAATAGTATTATTTCTAAACACTGATTGGCCATTGCTGTTATTACCAGTTATAACCATACCCGATTCAATAGGCGTGACAGGAGATGATAGTATATAGACATAATTGTTATTTTGGCTATATGCTGAGGTAGTTGCTGTAAGTGTGATACCTGCTGCTACAGTAAGAGCACTTTCTGTAACAGCAGCTCCAACACCCCAGTTAATACCAGCACCTGCAACAACTTGAGCAAATGATGGCTGCCCGCCTTCAGCTTGTGTATTCAAGGATACCCATTGTACGTCACCAGGTGCGTCTGGATAGTTTTGAGGATTTAGTACGCCTTCAACAATAATACCACCTGAGTCTGCAGAAGCTAAAGGATCTGATGTAACCTCAATACCGTTTAGAAGTAACTGTGCTCTGTTAAGAAGCTCTCTATCTCCTAAGTCTCCGGTAATAGCATTAGAAACACTAGGTGCTAGCCTAATTAGGAATGCAGTTTGTCTTACGGTAGAAATTTCAACTCCAGTAGATGCATAACTAAAGATATATCCACGATCTTCGTCAAAGCCGCCGTCTGTAATAAACGCTGACCCCCAGTGACTAATAATAGGTGTAATTGTGTTACTAATTATAATAACACCTGTTCTTCTAGTATGTGCTGCTGAAGGGCCTGCTGTATAGGTACGTTGGGCGCCTGCTTGAAAATTAATTAAGTTTGTTCCTCTTGTACATCCAGTAAGATTATTACCATCAATACCTGTGTATGTTATAATTTCATTATCGATATAAACTGTAGCACCTAAAGCTGGAAAGAAAGAAGCATCTTCTAAAGGTAAAGTTGTTTGTTGATTATCTATTCCGTCTGCTAGTTTTCCGTTTGGTCCCTCATTTGTTACTTCATAACGCACCGGTAAGTTACCAGATCTCATAAACGCTTCTGTATTAATGTTTGAATTACGCATTCTGTGTGTAAAAATAAAGTTACCATCGGCTCCACGTATCATATAATCTATAAATCCAGCACCATACCAACTATACTGAATACCAATCATTTGCATTTTTGATATATCAACATCGTATGCACTTTGACCAGTGCCATCAACTTTATCTAAATTGAAATCTTTTTGTTTTACTTTTTTATCTTTAACTAAACATAATTTTGCATTTACTGCTGGTCTAACACCTCTATAATCAGGTGTTAAAGACATTTGAGTTTGACTATCAATTTGACTTACTACATGTGTCATGCCTTTTAGTACAACTCTATCACCTGCTTTAAGCTGGTCTTTAAATCTTGTATTTGATCCTGTAACTAGATTTTTATCAGGATTGACTGATACTAATCCTGCAACTTGGAATGTACTACTCCTTTGCACAACGTTTAGGTTAGAACCGTCATACTCCCAAAAGATTCCGTTTTGATCATCATAGGCTCCTGCTCTAACAGTTGCACCGTGCCACGTTTTAATACTAACTTGACAGCTGTCACTTAATGTAGGCAATCTTGAACCTAATTGTGTTTGTGCAGTTATTTTAAACACTCTTTCATTAACAACATCTGTCACAGTATACAAACCATCATATCCAGCAGTTTCGACTCCTAATATTTCTATGCCGCCTCCTACTTGTAATCCGTGATCAGCGTCATCAATTTCTACTGTAATTAACGATCCAATAGTAGCATCTGTTGCTGACATGTTTAAAATATCGTAACTAGGTGCAAAAAGTGCACCAGTTGTATACATAATACCTTTACCTGACTGATAACGGATATAGTTTTTACTTTGACGTATTGCTTGAGCACCGTGTTGTGGACCACCGGTTCCTAATTGAACACCGCCGTCATACGGTCTATGAACAAAAAAGCTGTCTGGTCTTAAATAAACAGCGCCAGTAACTGGGTCGGCATTTGCAATACCTGTGTCAATTGTACCTGCTGTTCTAGCCTGATATGATAATCTAGTAGACGTAGGTATACTTGTTGCAATAAACGATCCAGCAGCTAATGCATGTTCGTTACTTCCGTCATCGCTTGTTATTGTAGAAATAACAGTTGCACCTGGAACAATACCATGCGGTCCATCAAAGTCTATTTCAATTGTTGCAAGTTGTTCAAACGCAACATTTACTGCTGCTGCTAATGGAGCAGTTAATACTTCAGTCATTGTAACAGTGCTGTAAAATTCTAATGCAGCAGATGATGTAACTGTTCCACTAGTACTTACATTAGTGATTCCGCCTGTCCCGTCTATACTTTCCACTACAATTGTTACATCGTTTGTGCCGCCATCGCCGCCTACATCGCTACCTGGAACAACTAATGTATTACCTACTAGATATCCGGTACCAGCATTGTTTGGAATAACTACGTAATTTGATACAGTTCGCTGGATATCAAAAGTTGCACTATTACCATTAAATTGTGCATAGGCAGGTGCTACCGCAGTATAAGTACCGGATCCGTTGCCACCTGTACCACTTGTTGTAACAGCAGTTATGCCCCCAACACCGTTTACTGTTGATACTGTAATAGTAAAGTCATTTGCAGGAGAAGCACCACCTAATTCAACACCAGATACAACAATTTGATTACCAACAGAATAGCCCTCACCTGGATTTGAAATTGCATCTAGTGTATATACGGTTGCAGTATTTGTAATATCAAATCCTGCTCCTGTACCTGCTTCGTTTACTCCTTCTATTGCAGGTAGTGTTTCTGTGTTAGCCGCAGTACCTGATATATTTGTGTCAGTTATTCCACCGTTACCGTCAATTGTAGCAACAGTTACAACTAAGTTATTTGCAGGTGCAGTTCCGCCTAATGCAGTACCTAAAATATCTAATGTATCACCAATACTCCAGCCTGAGCCTCCACCATTAATATTAACGCTGTACGTAGTTCCTATTCGTGAAACTTGAAGTATAGCATTTATACCGTTAGATGATGTGCTATAAACTACATTATTATAACTTGCAAATCCGTCAGTAGCTGTTCCTGTTTCAGATACTGCTGTAATTTCTCCACTAGCACCAACTGTACTAACAGTAATTGTACAATCGTTGACAGCAAGTTGACCACCTAATTGATCACCTTCAATAATTATTATGTCACCTGCTTGATAACCAGAACCTCTTAAATCTGCAGGCGTACCTGTAATGTTTGCTGCTGTAATTTCTCCAGTTGCAGTAACACCTGTAACAGATATAGTTGCATCGTTAATAACATCTTCACCTCTCAACACAGCTCCAAGAATTGTTATCACAGACGATGTTGTAAAATATTCTCCACCATTAATAATTTGTAATGAATAAGACCCTGCACTTTCAGTAATTTGAAATTGTGCATTTTGTCCGTATACATTACTGCCCGAACTTGAAGGAAGTGAATAAGAGTCAAGTGCTGTACCAGTAGTTGTAATAGTATCAATACTATCATTAGTACCTAATGTATTAATTGTAATTGTACAATCATTAGCTGGGCTTGTGCCTCCTAATTCAGTCCCGTCAATTAAAAAAGTTTCATTAATAACATAACCAGAACCAGGATTTGTTACTTGTGCTGTATATGTAGTGCCTGCTTGTATTATAATAAACTGGGCATCTATACCACTAGCACCTGCATATACAGCAGTAAACGAAGTATAAGTTGCATCTTCTGCTGCGCCTGTACCTGACGAACTCACATTCGTGATTGCTCCTGTACCTGTGTCTATGCCTGTAACAGTAATAAGTAAGTCGTTTGTACCAGATTGACCCTGTAATTGTGCACCGTCTATTAATATCTGATCACCTGTTTGATAAGATGTTCCACCTGTTTCAATAATAACACTATATGCACCTGCATTTACGTTAATTGTAAATTGAGCACTGGCGCCTAATGGTGCGGGGTCAAACCCGTTGACTGTTTCGTTTAAGGAACTTGTTGCTGCACTATAAACATTATTTGTTTTTGTAATATCAAAAAATGCTCCTGATCCTACTCCAGATTGTAGTACACCTGATATTCCTGTAAAACTGCCGTCAGCTGGCGCTGCTACACCACTTTCATCAAATGTTAGAATTTCTCCACTACCGCCGATTGAAGTAACACGTATGTAAATATTATTAGCAGGATTTTGTCCTGCTAATAAATTACCCGGAATCTCTAATACATCATTTACAACATATCCTGATCCAGCATTGTTTATTGTAGTAGTATACGTTCCTGCGCTCCTACTTACATTAAATGTCGCATTTGTTCCTATTGTTGCAGTTTGTAGTGATCCTGATAAGTCTTCATATGTCACATCTGAACCTGCTCTGTTAGCCGTTAACGGTCTGTCTAGGTTTACAGTTGTTCCCTGTATAGTAGTAACAATACCTGCGCTTCCGTCTCCTAAGTCAATTGCCATACCTACAACTATACCCGAAGTGTCTATTACATCAAAACTATTTTCGCCTTCAAGAATATCTTCAGCTGTACCAGCAGTAACTTGAACGCCTGAGCCATTTCCTATAGTACCTGTAACCTGTGAACCTGTTGGTATAGAATGTGGCAGAGCGCCTTGTTGTACAAGCGGTGCTCCTAATTCGGGTATTGTTCCGTTCACAGTTATAGTATCTGATCCTGTCGGATGAGACAGCGAAGTTGTAAATGTTCCTGCACTACCTTGACTTGCTATTGAAAAGGTAGGCGATCCTACAGCAGCTCCTGTGTAAAACCCGGCTTTTCTAAGTTGTGTATAATAAGTAGATAACACTTCGCCTGTATTAACTCCTACTTTAGACTTTGCATAGTAGTTAAAAGTTGTGCTTGAAGGTGCGCCATTTACAACAAAGGACCCTTCTGCTCTACCAATTCCTAATGCGGTGCCGCCTAAACCTTTAATAGTAAACGGATCACCTGGTTCAAAGTCGTGCGGTGCACTAGTTGTGACTGTTATTAAACTAGAACCAATACCCGATGTTGCAATAGATGCATCTGTTATTACCGATATAACATTTAATTCTGTACCAGGTACTTCGTAAATACTAGGATAACCGCGCTGCATACCAATAGCTTGCCATTTAGTGGGTTGCAATCCGTATTCAAAGTCAGCATCTAGCATTGATTGTGCATTTGCTACTCTGTTTCTTTCAATAGCATCTGTACCAAAGTCAAACGGTCTTGTTCTAATTTCTTTATCTTCTACGAATATTTGTAATCTATCAGTAGCAGCATGTGTGGCAGTACTATAATATAGCTTTATACTTGTAATAGTATCAGCTGTCTGACTAAAGCTACTAAATTCTTTTTCAATGGTTGCATCAACATCTGTATCTTTTAAAAATTCAACGTCTGCAATTTTACCAGGGTCGTTAAATGTATAAATTACTTCGCCTTTGCTAACATTTGTAATGAGCAAAATATCTTCTTCTCTAAATCTACCTTGCACACGAATAGTACCTAAACCGTTTACTTTTGTCGGTAATGACTCTATTCCGTTTAAAATTACGTCTGTTAATAGCGTTCTTAATGTTGTTATACTACTTACAACACCTGTTTCTGTAGTCTTAGTTAGATCAATTAATTGTGTGCTTCTTACCGGATCTTGACGAGTAGTAAATTGAGTGTTTAATAATATATAATCATTTAGCAGTGTTTCTATAAACTGGTGTGTTTCAACCTCGGGCAATCTATTACCGTCTACTTGCGGAACTCCTTGTTTCCAGTAAAAAGATGATACTTCGTATGTGCTTTTATTACCTGTATATCTTAAATCGTGTAAATAAGCATCTATCACATATCCTATATCTCTTTCACATTTATATTCGTTATAAGTATATTCTGCAAATGCATAACCGTATGTGTCATTAGGAACTGAATCAATGCCGTTGATTAAGGTTTGTTGTATTGTTAATATAAAATTTGAAATTTTTGTAGTAACCCCAGCTTCAGAAGGGGATCCTGCTTGTGTTTGTATAATTTCAGTTTGTAGTACTGGAGTTTTAAGCACGTTTTGTAAAACATAATTATTATACATATTTTCTAATTCGTCAAAAATAAGTTGTAGCGGTGCTCTATTTCCTGCTACGAGAGAAATTTCATCGTCCCAAAGTAAACGTGTTGCAGCATTTGTATTATATGTTCCTCCGTATCGTACGTCAAATTTTATGCCATCAACAATATCATCTAACAATGTATCCCAAAATTCTTCATTATATGTATAGTCATAAAAGGGTGTTGATACTGCATCATCTAACGCACTATCAAATGAATGAACACTTGTATCGGAAGATATACCTACATTCATTGTAATTGATGTAGCATCTGTTGCTGTGATTTCAATTAAATTATGAGCGTACGGATCGTTACCTGTAATGTTTGCCACACCAGATTCACGTGGGTATGGATGCAATGTTGCATTGTTATCTTTTTCACAGGTAAATGTTATGCCACCTATAGCAATTTTAATTTTATCGCCAACAGAAAGACTGTGGCTGCCAATTGTTATATTCAAAACACCAGTTGCACCTACATATGTAGCATTAGTAGGAGTGTAGGATAATTGGGCCGCGTCAGCTTCATTTTGTATCCATTCTTTTAATTCTCGTTTAATCCAATCATTATTTGCTGCTAGTTGTGCTGATGCATCAGGATTATCGTCGTTAGCTGTGTCTAATGCAATCCTGTAATTAATGTATTCAACTGCTTCGTCTTTGATATATTCTTTATTTGACTCGATTAATGAGTATGCATTTGGAACAACGTTTTCTAAAACGCCTCGCCCTGGGTTAAAAATATACGTAGAGAGTTTTTTCTTTGACATGTTTTATGATCCTAAAGCAATTGCTAATGCAGTAACGTTTTCGTCCACATACCGTTTGTTTGCTATGCCGGTAGTTGTTGTTGGTGATTGTGTAACAGATGCTGTAGTAAATGCACCTGTTCCTGGCGTAGTTGCACCTATATTTATTCCGTTTAATGTGCCTGCTGTTGCTTCTAGAGTTGAAAAAGATCCAGTAGCAGGTACATTGTTTCCTATGTTTATATTATTAATTGATCCTACAGTTCCACTGTCAATTGTTACAATACCCGAGCCTCTTGCAATTAAATTTATAGGATTGTCTTGAGGACGTAAATCAATTAAGCCGCTTGTGCTTGTAATTGACGGAGCGGTTATTGCTAACCCTTCTACAGATCCTGTACTAGCTGAAATATTAACAGTACCTGATCCTGTAGGTTGTAATCTAATAGATGCATCTGCACCTAATGCGTTAATATTGCCAGCAACAGTAAGTGTGTTAAATGAGCCATTGCCTGTTACAACAGGATCAGATATTGCAATTTGACCAAACGGAGCGCCTGTTGAATTTGTGTAACGTAACGCTGCTGGCGCATCTATAGGAACATCAAAGGTTAGAATTCCTGTGGTTTTTCCTTGGGCAGCTGCACCTGTTGTTGTTACATTATTAGTTGTAGTGTGTGATACACCAGTATTATATAGTGCAGACCCGTCTTCGTTTGAAATATTAAAATTTAATGTTGACAGTGTAAGAGCAATTGTATATCTTACACCTCTTAACAATGTAAGTGAAGGATTGTCCGGGTCATTACCTGTTTCTCTAAATTGAGATGCACCTGATTCTGAAAATGCATAATCGGTTTCTGTTTCGTCTTCAGCAGCAATAGTAAACGACAAAGACCGGGCAGTAATGTTACCCTGGTCGTCTACTGTAAATCCTGTGCTTTTAAAACCATGTTCCGATTCAAACGGATTATATGTAATAGGCATTTAACACTCCTTACAGTATTTATCTTTTAGTAAGGAACCAATAAATTTTGATTTTGGAAGTAAAATGCATTGTAAACTAATTTACTATTTTTATATGCATCGTCAGTAGGAGTAGCTTTTAAACTTACATAAGAATCATTTACTGTAGCACTTAGATTTACAATTTCATTGCCTAAATTTGATCTTCCAAAAACTGTAAGTGTTGCTTTGTCTAAAGATGCAACTACTAATATTTTTAACATTTCTTTATTTTGTGTATCTAAGTCTACAAAGACTGTATACTCTGCGCCTGTAAAATCTCCTAGATAAAAACGATCAAATTCTGTTTCTTGCGGAATTGCTACCCACGGACCGGTTCTCATTAATTGTGTATCGTTTTTTAGACTTATAGTATTTTTTCTACCTACTTGTAAATACTTGTCAATAAATATTGCCATTTACAATCTCCTTGATAATGTATTTATTCGGTTACACACGTTATTAATTTTCCAAATTCTGGTAGATATAGATAGTTAATACCACTTTGTGATAGCGTCCATAACGCATCTTCTAGTGTTTCAACAAGGGGTTCTCCCCCTAAGTTAAATGATGTATTAAAAATAATTGGACATCCTGTTGCATCTTTAAACGCCTTGATAAGTCTATAATAGTTTGGGTTTTGTTCTTCGTTTACAGTTTGTATACGACATGTTCCGTCTATGTGAATGATTGCAGGAATTTTTTCTTCAATACCTGGCCGACAATTTACAGCATACATCATTGTAGGTGAACTATCCATACCACGTAAGTCAAACCACTCATGTACATCTTCTTCTAATATACTACCTGCAAATGGACGAAAGTATTCTCTGTGTTTAACTTCGTTTACAAAATCTTTTCCATTTGGATCTGTAGGATCATAAAGTATACTTCTGTTTCCTAATGCACGGGGACCATTTTCCGACTTTCCTTGAAATATACTTACAATATTTTTTGTTGTAATTAAATTAATTACATCTTTATCGACTGCATCTTGCACTGTAGCATTATATTTTTTTGCTAAAGTTTCGATTTCGTTTTTTGAATAACAGTAATGAAATCCTTCGTATAACGTATCTGTCCTTTTTCGAACAGTTGTATCTTTAGTAATTTCATACCATTGAAGTAGTGCTGCGCCCATTGCTGTTCCGCTATCATTAGATACAGGCTCAACATATATTTCAATGTCATCTAAATTGTCTAAGTAATAGTAGTTAGCAACACAGTTTAACCCATAACCGCCACTTATTACAACCTTATTTTTACCAGTCATTTCAACTGCTTTTTGAATTAGTTTTAACACTTGTTCTTGTGTTTGTGTTTGTACAGCATAGGCTAAGTCACGTCTATTTTGTAATAGTGTAAGATCCTGTTCTTCTTCGCCAGATTCATGTAATTCTTCGTATACATCTTTGTTAACATATGCACCGTTAGGATATGTTGGAATAATTAAATTTCTATTACTGACATCGCCGTATAGTGTACTATGAAAAAGTTTTGGAATATTTTCGTTTGGCTTACCATACGGAAACAGGCCCATTGTTTTTCCAGCTTCGATAAAATTCCATCCACAATATTCTGTAACAGCTTCGTAAGTTTTTGTTATTCCGGCTTTTTCGGTTACATATGCTTCATGTGTGCCATTATCATTAAAGATAGTACTATCAATACCTTCTGCAAATTTTTCAACTAATGGACCTGTAGTGCCAATATTCTTTCTTACAGTAGCTAAATTATTAGGATAAGAACAATCAAATATAGTTTCAACTTCCCAAACTATAGTATCTCCCATATTAATAAATGTACCTGCGCCGTCAACGACTAGACCAGCTGCTTCTTTAAACCCGCTTCTATAAAAAGCACATGCTGCATGTAGTTTATGATGATAACTACTCATATCAATTACTTGAGGGTGGTCATAAGGATTTTGTTTCCTATCAATAAGACCAAGTTTTCTTGCTAAACCTGTATACATATCATCACCACTAAAATCTATTCTACCTGCTTCATTTAATGGTTGGGTATGTGCTACAACTAGATAATCTAATTTATCTGTATATTCTAATATTTTATACATTCCAGCAAACGGCCCACCGTCATATTTCTGGCGGCTTAACCTTTCTTCTTCAATATTAAAAATAATTTCACCATCTTTTAAAAGACATACACTTGCGTTATGGCCTCTAGCAATAGCAGCAATCCATATAGGATCTGTTTTAATCATTACGCTGCATCCTTTAGCTCAGGTTTACCATTCCATTTTTTTTGATTTTTAACACACGATTCAACAATGACATTTTCTATTTTATCATTCATTCTCATAACACCTTCGTTCATTCTATCTGTATATTCATCTACAGTTATACGTATAGGACTATACATTCTAGCATCTTCTCCCATATCTAAAATATCAAAATATTTACAGCCAGGATATGATACATTTATTTCATATGTACTACCTAAAACAATTGTTGCAGGTGTGCGCAATGCATATGACATATGTTGTCCTACACTATCGCATCCTAAAAAATAATCTGCTTGATTTATAATAGCAGACCATTCTCTTAAGTCAGCTCCTTGAGGTATAGCTATAGGTTCTTTAATATCGTAGTCACCAAATTGTATACCTATTTCTGACATAAACACTACTGCAAACTTTTTAGAAAGTTTTCTCACAATACTTACAACAGCTTCAGGCTCGAAACTCCTTCCAGTAGGATCTAAAATCATACCGTCTTCATTCATAATACCTCTACCAAATGGCTGAAATACTATTACTTTTTCTTTTTTTGTTTTTTCTTTAATTTCTTTTATAAGTTTTTGTGCAAAGACAGTTTCTTGTTTTCCAAGGTAGATGTGAGGACGAGGCAAATCCCTAAGACCTTGTTTATTAATTTCTATGTCGTATGCTTGAGCTAAACTGCATTTTTGATTATAATATTCCCAAACTCTATACGGCTCAGGACTTATTAAATCCATATCTTTTAATTTATCTTCAAATAAATTTTTATGCCATACATCGTATGCACGTTTATGCAATTGCGGATGTCCTTTATAAAAATCAGTTCCGCCCTCACAGACTATTATAAAATCGTTATTTGGATTTTCTTTTTCGAACAATTCTAATGCTGGAATGCTTGTAATTACACGGCCTGCGCCGCCATTAATAAAAAATGCTTTGTTTCTTTCTGTCATAAAAATACCTCTCTATAAATTACTTATAGAGAGGTATACAAAATTAAACTAAAAGTGGTTTAACCGCCTTCTGGTATATCTGGCATCAGTACTTCCCATGGTTCGTGCCCTGCCCAAACAGTAGTGATATCTCTTAATGCTTGTCTATATGTTACCCACGGTGCTTTTACACTTTCTGGTATATCATCTCTAACTCTAGGATCACTCCAAATTAATAGAGAGTTACGTATATCTCTTATTCCGTCCCACGTAATTAAATTTCTATCCCATGTGTAAGACCAAGTACTAGTTGCTGTATCATATACAATACCTTCACAGCGATATGCTTCGTGCGGCGGTAAAGGATCAAAATCTATATGTGTTTTACCATCTGGAAGTGCCCATGATCTCGTAGGAGCCTCTCCATCAAAGTCTGTTGCAACAAAAGTTGCTACTAATGGATCACGAGTCGGATCAACTTCTACTTTAATTTCTGTTGGTACAGGATTAAATGTTTCTCCGTCTGTTTCTACAGTTAATGCATCTCTCGGTTCAAGTTGTCCAGTTTCGGCATCTATAAACACCCATATTCTATCTGGTCCTGTATATGACCACGATGCTAGAGTGTAATTTTCTAAGTTAGGTTCACCACGTTTGTTTGGTGCTTTATAACTAAAATCTACATTTATTGTCGTCATTACTAATCCTATCTAAATATTAAGTATACTTGGCCGCCGGCGCCCGGTGTTCCACATTGGCTAGTACAACCGCCTTGTGTATGCGATGTCATGCCACCTCCGCCTGGAAATGTTCCGAAGTAACATCCTGCGCCATATCTATTCATACAGCAACCATTTTCAAACATACGTGTATGTCCTGTCATTGCAGGTCCTGGATTAACTTCATAAGTGTGGTTGTAACACCAGTTGTTGTTAAACACATATGATAAATTTCTTGGATGGATTGTTCCTGTAACACCACTACCTTGAACAGCTCCACCGTTTTCTTGACAAACACGCTGACATGTGTAGCAATAGAATCCATTACATTGCCAATAACCGTGACAGCCGCCACATGCTACAATACACCATGTACTTGGCTTACAAATATAAGAATTGCTACCGTTTTGGCAACTACTGTAACTTCTACAACAAGTTGAACCAGCTGCACATACTGTTATACTATCGCCTGGCTGAACCGGTGCATTGAATTCTACGTATCCTCCCGGGCTGCCTCCGCATCCATATGTACAACAATATCCACCTGCACCTGCGCCACCGCCTGCCCAAACTTCGCCGCTGACGCTAGACATATTAGGTCCTACAGTATATAAACAACATTTACCTCCGTTGTTACCTGTAGTAATATTAGTGTTAAATACCACTAACTCTTGCGGAACATTACTCCCTCCTGCTTCGTATCCATATAAATAATCTCTTAAATTAGCCATTTTCTATCCTTATTCCGATGCAACATAAAGTAATTGTACCATGCCAGATCCGCCCGGAGCACCACAAACAGTACCACCTGCACTATTACCGCTCATACCACCGTGTCCTGGATATGGTACACAGTTTCCCATAAATGCCAATCCATGACATGTTGCACAACCTGTCATACTCCATATTCCTGTCGTATGTGCATATGGCGCTCCTGGAGCAAACTGTTTAAAGTTACACTTACCACCGTATGTCCATTTTCCGTGTCCTTGTACAGGACGAATACATAATGTGGCACCTAGTACACACCCTGTCTGACAATTATTTAATGAATTACCGCAACTACAGTTACCGTAACTGAGTGTACATCCGCCTGAGCCTCCACTTACGCACACACAATCTGTAGAGGCTTGACATATATATGATCCAAAACCGGTGCATCCGCAACAACTTGATCTACAGCACGTAGTTCCGCCTGCACAAATTGTCCACTGAGTTCCTGGAGAAGTTTCAATTATTTTTCTTGCATAAGCGCCTGGACCGCCGCTGCGTCCGGCGTGACAGTTAGGTGCACCAGCGCCAGCGCCGCCGCCTCCCCACAATTCTACACCTATCCATGTAACGTTTGCAGGCACAGTAAATAAACAACATCTACCTCCGTTGTTAACATTAGACGGTGATGATGCTAATATCCTTACAACGGACATTGTGCCGTTTGTTGGTACTCCTCCGTCGGTTCCGTAATCTAATAAACTTCTTAAGCCTGCCATTTTATATCCTTAATTATGCTGAATCTTCAGGTGATTCAGGAAAAATTACTTTATGAGCATCTTGGCCTATCCAGTTTGCCGGTAATGCTCTAAGTGCAGCCCTGTATGCTACCCAAGTTGCTTTTAAATCGTCTGGCATATCTGCCGGAACCTTGTAATCTGAACTTTCTAAAGCAGTATCTCTTGCTGATCTTACATCATCCCAAGTTACTTCTGCTTCTATAAAGCTATGTGTCCACGCACCATCTGCATAACGTATTGTTGTTCTATCTACAATTTCGTCTGGCGATTGTGGCCAATCAAAGCTATAATCTGCTGTACTATCGTCAGCTAATGTAATAGTTTCAGTTACTGTTGATCTTGCAGTAGATTGCGAATACCCGCTAGGGTCAATAATAGAAGCAATAAACGGATCATCTGCTGAATTAACTACTACCTTTAATGCACCTGCCGGAGTGCCTATATCAGCTCCATCATTTTCGTCTGTTAAAGTTGGCCACATACCTTGTGACATAATCCCTGTAGTTTCATCTACAAAAATATACCATTTATCTGGGCCTGTATATTCTGCATTTACTGTTACGTTATTACTTGTCGATGTGCTAAATTGCTCATCTGGAGCGGTAAAAGTAAATGCTTGTGTTATAATATTATTGTTTGGCATCTTTTCTTTCCTTTATGCATATGACACTCTAATTATTCCGCCCATACCCGGAGTACCACATTTACAAACTCCTGAACATGTTATAGCGTTTGATCCTGGACCTGCTGGAAAGTGTCCGTATCCCCAGCAACAAGCATTACAATATGTTGTATTCATACATAGTGACCTTGTAGCATTAAAAGTACCTAATTGATAAGCACCTCCCATGACCCATTTATTAGTATTCATACATCCACCTTCTTTATGTGTTGTATTTCTGATTGCTGGCATACACCATTCACCTGCTGTTGTTTTACAAACAACACATCCTGCACAACAGGTAGTGCCGTCTAATGTAAAACACGATGTTCTACCCGGTTCACCTGATGGCGCACATGTTGTTGCTATTCCTGATCCACTAACATACGATGTTGCTCCTGTAGTGCCGCCACAACTTGAACTACAGCATCCGCTTCCTGCTGCGCATAGTGTATATGTACAACCGGCTACAGTTGAAATTGTACGCATTGCATACATGCCTCCTGAGCCAGTGAATACTGTTGCTTGACAGCATCTAGCAGCAGGACCGCTGGGACCTGATCCCCATAATTCAAATGTAACTTGGGTTACACCATCTGGCACAGTCCATAAGCAACACCGACCACCATTATTCTGGCTCCTGCTATCATTCGATATAGTAAACGAAGTTATTCCCGGGTTAGAGGTTGGTGCTAGGTCTACTTTTAAACTACTTAAACTTGCCATTATGCTTCCTTATTATTATGATCCTGCTAAGACCCAGCCATATGTTGCTCCGCTATAAACTAGGGTAGCTGCACTGTTGCCAATGTCTAACGCTAAGTCTTCTGCTAAGCCATGTATGTTATGTCCATTTCTTGCTACAGTACAATTATTCGTACCAAAATCTCCTGCAACATCAATAAACTGAATTGTATCGTTTACTAATGTTGTTGCCTGACTAGGTAGTGTAACTGTAACAGTAGCTGAACTTGTATCAACCAACAAACGTTCGTTTGCTACTGCTGCTGTGTTTCCAGTTACAGTACGTACTGTAGTGCTTGCTGAACCTGTTGTTGTAATGTATCTTGCCATTTTAATTCCTTACTACAATGTATTTATCAAGACGAAGGTAATGGTGTTTCTACACCAAATCCTACTGCACTTACGTTAGCTGAGTTTGCACGTACAACTAACTTTTGGGTTGCACCAAGTGCAATACCCGTTCTCTCCAAAACTCCTTTTGGAGGTATTTCTGTTTCATACTCTATGTATTCTGCTAAAGCTGGTACGTCTAAGTCAGCTACAGCTAATCTTACTGTGATTGTTTGGTTACCTCTGTTACAGAATGACACACTAGCAATAGTGAATGTATCTGCAGGCACAGTATATAATGTTGTGTCTGTTGCGCTTGTTAGATCGTTTGCGCCTAATCTTCCCGATGCCATTTTTCTTTCCTTTATCTATGCGTTTAAAAAGTACTGTAACGCTAATGGTGTTCCAGATACCCCTTGGGTGAAGTTTGTTGTTGCTCCTACAATAATTGTAGAATTATCAGTTGTGGAAATTGTATTTCCTGTAATTTGTATATTACCGGCAACTAATGTGTTAACGTTTAGTGTAGCACCACCACCACCAATTTGTGCGTTAATATACGTTCTTATAGCCCTTTGGGTAGGAACAATATTATCACTATCTGCTGCAAATGTTCCATCTGTACTAAATTCTCTAATTGTAGCACTTGTACCACCTAAGCTAACACTACCGAGTTGTAGTTCTTGTAGACCACTAACACTAAAGTTATCAGCATCTAGTGTAGCAGTACCTGTTGCTTGTTCAACTGTAAACAAGTCGCCAACTCTAAAGTTACCATCTTGGTCAGTAGAAGTATAAAATACTCGTCCACCGCCTGATTCCCTTGTTTCAGCATCTGCGTCGGGCGCATTTGCAGGAATTCCAGGATAGTTAGTATCAGTAAAATTACCAGTACCTATATCTAAGAAATCATGTCCTGTTAAACGTACTTGAGAATATCTTATTCGTAGTGTTACTTGTGCGCCATGTGCTGGTTCTGAGTCTACTGCAATTTCTGGACTTACTTGTAATCTAGCAGCATAAGGCCCAGATCCTGTAAGTTCAAATACTTCAACTAGTTTATATATAGTCGAGTCGCCTGCAATTTGTACGTTTGAGCCAGGTAAAGGTTCATTTATAGATGCTTCTACATATAAATATTTTCCGCTTTGTTTGACATCAGCATACCCGTCACCGTCAATGCTTGTTGAACATGTTTCGTATCCTGTACCTCTATCACTAAAGGTAGGCGGTCCTAATACCCCGTCACCTATTCTTACTTCTAATGGTGCATCAATTGTATTAATAGGATCTGTTATAGTTACTGTTGGCGGGTTAAGAGTATCATATCCGCTGCCTGGATCAAATAATGTTATTTGGAATATTTTTCCGCTTGCAACTTTAACTCTTGCTCGTGCAGTTGTTCCTGATACAGGATCACCGATTGATATTCTAGGTTCAACTCTATATTGAGATGTTTGATCTAATGCAACTTCAAGCGCAGTACCTGGAACTAAATGATCCCATCCCGAAGTGTCGTCGCTCATTTTTTTAATTGTTGCTAGTTTTGTACCTGCATTATATGTATCAATATACCCGTACTGTCCAACACCCACACCGTCTTCAATATATACTGCCATGCCAATATAATCAGCACTATTTGCTGTATCAGTTGCTGACAATGTAATAGATGTAGTTGTGCCTGTTTGTGCATTATTTAAAGATGTTTGGTAATCAGCACCACCATAATTTCCTGCACTATTTAACAACCGTATTTCAAACACGCCGCCATCATTTGTATCTATTGCGCCTACTGCTGCGTCGATGCCTTCACCGATAAATGTATAAGTTGCGGTTGTATATGATACACCACAGTTTGCATATTCTAGTGCTAGGATTCTGTCACCGTCGGTAATAGTATTTGCAACGTTTGCTTCTGTATAGTAGTTATTGACTGTACTTGTATTAGGCACTTCTGTTGAGTCAATGCCTTCTGCCACTGAACCGTATGCACCATATGAGTTGTTACCGTTAGTAGCACGAATCTTACCACCGTTTTCTGC